ATCCTCCGGAGTCGCCCGCGTCAGCTATGACGGCAAGACCGTTGATTACCGCAGCGTGGCGGAGATCGACCGGGCCATCGAGGCGCTGGATCGCGAAATCGCCACACTCGAGGGGCGGCGCATCGTCCGGCATGTCCGCATCACCACATCCAAGGGGCTGTAATCCATGGGGCTGTTTGACAGGTTTCGCCGTCCCGCGCGAGGGGTCGGCCCGGCAGCCGTGCGTGCGCGTCTTGAGGGAGCGATGTCACAACGCCGGTTGCGAAGCTGGAACCCGCCGCTGGAAAACATCAACTCGCTGGTGGCCTCCGGTGGTCCGCGCTTGCTGGCCCGTGCGCGAGAACTGGTGGTTACCAATGGCTATGCGGGAAATGCCTGTGAGGCCTTTGCGTCCAATATTGTCGGCGACGGTATCAAGCCGTCCTCACTGATCGAGGATGCGGGCCTTCGGGACCGTGTTCAGCGGCTGTGGCTTGCCTGGACGGACGAGGCCGATGCTGACGGGCTAACGGATTTCTATGGTCTGCAGGCGATGGTCGCGCGCGAGATGTTTGTCGCGGGCGAGTGCTTTGTGCGTCTGCGTCCCCGCCGCGTCGAGGACGGTCTGCTGGTCCCGCTTCAGATGCAGTTGCTGCAATCGGAAATGCTGCCGTTTGAGAAGACGGACACGGCCGCAAATGGCAATCGCATCCGCTGCGGGATCGAGTTCGATCTGATCGGACGGCGCGTTGCCTATCATTTCCGCCGCAGCCATCCGGGCGACAGCACGGACCAGCGTGTCGCCGTGCCCGAAACGGTGCGCGTTGCGGCCGAGGATGTGCTGCACATCTACCGCCCCATCGATGCAGGCCAGATCCGGGGCCTGCCGCATGTGGCGCCGGCCATGGTGCGGCTGTTCTTGCTCGATCAGTATGATGACGCAGAACTTGACCGCAAAAAGACCGCGGCGATGTTTGCAGGCTTTATCACGAAGACAGCACCCGAAGATCCGATGATGGGCGAGGGCGAGGCCGATCTTGATGGCGCGGCGATGGCCAGCCTGGAGCCTGGCACCATGCAGGTCTTGCTGCCGGGTGAGGATGTGAAGTTCTCGAGCCCCGCTGATGTGGGCGGTGGCTATGAAGCGTTCCAGTATCGGACGTTGCTGGCTGTCTCGGCCTCGCTGGGCCTGCCGTACCATCTGGTGACCGGTGATGTTCGCCAGGCCAACTATTCCAGCTTGCGCGCGGAACTGGTGGAGTTTCGCCGCCGCGTACAGCAGCTGCAACACGGAGTAATCGCATATCAGCTCTGCCGACCCGTCTGGGCGCGCTGGCTGGAAGCGGCGCAACTGGCAGGTCGATTGGATCTGCCTGATCCGGCGGCTGCGCGCATGGTGAATTGGATCCCGCCACGCTGGGATTGGGTTGATCCGCTGAAAGACATTCAGGCGCAGGTTCTGGCGATGGAGGCCGGGATTGTCTCGCGCCGCAAGGTTGTCGAGGCGACGGGTTACGACGTCGAGGAAATTGACCGCGAAAACGCAGCCGACGCGGCCCGCGTTGCAGCATTGGGTCTGCAGTACCGCACCAGCCCTGGCGAAACGCAAGGCGCGCGTGCCACGCCCGCCACCCGTCCGGACCCGGGCAATGGCAATGACCGGGACGGTGGCGCAACGGCGTCCGATCCCGCCACACAACAGGAGTAACACCATGAAGAGTTGGTACACCATCCGCGCCCGGGCAATGGGCACGGAAGTGCTGATCTATGACGAAATCGGCGCCTATGGCGTCACGGCGAAGGGGTTCCTGGCGGAACTGTGCGCGCTGCCTGACGATGCCGCGATAGATCTGCGCCTCAACAGCCCCGGCGGCTCGGTTTTCGACGCGGTGGCGATCTACAACGCGCTGAAGCGCCATGCGGGCACAATCACGGTTTGGATCGATGGCATCGCGGCCTCGGCTGCAAGCTACATTGCCATGGCGGGCGACGAGATTGTCATGCCAGAAAACGCCTTCCTGATGATCCATGACCCCTCGGGACTGGTGATGGGCACTGCCGAGGACATGCGCACGACCGCAGGGGCGCTCGACAAGGTGAAAGGCAGCCTGATCCAGGGCTATGCGGCAAAATCTGGCAAGTCTGACGACGAAATTGCGACCTTGATGGCCGCGGAAACTTGGTTTGATGCCAAAGACGCGCTCGACCTTGGCTTTATCGACCGCATTGCTGAGCCCGTGAAACTCGCTGCCAGCTTCGACATTGGCCGGTTCAGCAACGCGCCGCCTTCGCTGCTCGAGGACGTCGCGGAAACCGTTTCCGCCTCCAACGGTTTAGAAGTCGATCCGGATCAGACGACGGAGACAACCCCGCCGGCGGCGCCCGAAAGTGATGTTGGAAAAGACAACATCACTCCAGGCGACCGCACAACCCCAGCAGAGGATCCATCGGCGCCGATTGGGCAAGGCGAGGGTGTTGCAGACGGAAACACCCTATCGAGCGGGGCGGAAAGCTGCGTGACAGCTGCCATCGCAGCACCGGACGCCGTTGCTATCCGCACCGAGGTGATTGCCCACGCCCGCGCCGTGATCGACCTTTGCCGTCTGGCGGGACAGCCGCAGATGGCAGGGCGGTTCCTCGAGGAGGACGCCGGTCTGGATGCGGTCCGCACGCAGCTTCTGGCCGCCAAGGCTGAGGCTGATCCCCAGATTACCCCGCATCATCCACAACCCGGGCGCAGTTCCACCACACGCCCTTGGGGCGATGTCATCGCCCGCACTTTCCGCCAAAAAGGATAAACCACAATGACTACGCTCATAGAAGGCAAACACGCAGGCGGCTTCCTGATCTGGGAGGTGCTGCGCGATTACACCCGCGAAACCGTCACGATCGCGTCCGGCGCAGGCAAGCTTTCGCCCGGCACCGTGCTGGGCAAGATCACCACCGGTGGCAAATACACGGGCCTCGCCCCCGGTGCCACGAATGGCAGCCAGAACGCTGCTGGCATCCTCTGGGACAAAGCCGACGCAACCGATGCAGACGCGGCCAGCGTGGTGATCTTGCGCGGCCCTGCCATCGTGAACCGCCACGAGATCATCCTGCCCGAGGGCGCCACTGAGGCGCAGATCACTGCTGCCACCACGGCGCTGGCAGCCCTTGGCATCATTTTACGCTGAGCGATCGGCACAGACCCATCATCCCCACCTGAATAGGAGGTCGGCTCATGGCCACCATGGACATCTTTGAAGGCGACGCCTTCTCCATTATCGAGCTGACCCGCGCGCTCGAAAACATCCCCTTCAAGCCTGCGATCCTCTCGGGGGCAAACCTGTTTGGCGCGCGCGGCGTGCGGGCGCGTACGATTATGATTGAGAGCCGCAATGGCACGCTGTCGTTGATCCCGTTCTCGGAGCGCGGCTCGGCTTACGAACAACAGGTCCCTGAACGGCGCGACATGCGGGCGTTCGTCTGCCGGCAGTTTAAAAAGCAGGATGTGCTCTGGGCCTCAGAGATCCAGGGTATCCGTGACTTTGGCTCGGAAACCGCAACCCAACAGGTGCAAGCAGAGGTGGCGCGCAAGATGGGGCGGCTCCGAAATGACGCCGAGGCCACCTTTGAGTTCCATCTCTTCAACGGCATTCAAGGGGTGGTGAAAGACCCCAAGGACGGTGCGACCGTGATCAACTACTACACCGAGTTTGGCATCACCCCTGCGGCGGAAGTGGATTTTGACCTCGACAATGCCACCCCCGGCTCGGGGGCGCTGCGCAAACGCTGCCAAGCCCTGATCGAAACTGTTGAGGACAGTCTTGGCGGGCTCGCCGCTGGCCAGGTACAACTTCGCGCTGAATGCGGCTCTGCCTTTTTTGCTGATCTGGTCGCCCATAAGGAAGTGCGCGAGACCTATCTGAACACGGCCGCCGCAGCTGATCTGCGGGGCCGCGTCGGGGAAGCGGTCAGCTTTGGCGGCATCAGCTTCCACCGTTATCGTGGCGGCCTTGGATTTGGTGTGCCGACCGACAAGGCCTATTTCTATCCTGAAGGCGTCGAGGGGCTGTTCGAGATTTACTACGCCCCCGCTGATACCTTCGAGACGGTAAACACGCTGGGCCAGCCGCTCTACGCGCGGATGATCCCCGACCGTGACCGCGACGAGTGGGTGCGCCTCGAGATCGAGAGTAATCCGCTGCCGATCTGCACTCGGCCACAGGTGCTGCGCTCAGCACGGCGGACCTGATGACGGCTTTTGCGCAGGCGCTGGACGTTCTCTTCACAGACCCGAACCTTTCCACCCCGGCGCTTTATCAGCAAATGGGCATCGGGCCGGAGTTGGCGATCCGCGTGATGCGCCGTAGCCCGGACCGCATGGTCGAATTTGGCGCGGCGCGGCTGGTCAGTGACAGCGTGGTTCTGGATG